GTAAACTGTACAATTGAACCTTCTGTTCCTGATGTATTAATAATACTTAGCGGATTGACCGTACCGATATTTGTTAGGTTCTTTCGCAGCCATTCGGTAGCCTTGGGGGAAGTTACATTTATTCCCTCGGCAAACATCTTCCTTAGAACTTGGATTGCATCTTTTTGGCTCATTTTTTGGCTCCGAAAATGTCATCCTCTGTGAGAATTTGAAACTTCCACTTGCGATCCGCGCAAAACTCCCGCGCAGCCTCCCATTTGGCACTATTGACCATCCAATCCCTAACTTCGGTTAGTTTTCCTCTACTCACCCGCGCACCCACGCCCGAGGGCATTGTGGGCTGTATGGTCTTCTTTTTTGGCTTAATTTCAATCAGGGTGTTCTCCTCCACCCCTTCCTTAGTCTTGGTCTTGATCCAAAAGTCTACAAAATAGCGATGTATCTTATTATCAAACGGAGATCGATACGGAATCACTACCTCCTCAGATGACCATCCCACCACATTGGGATTATTATCACAGAAAACCATGAACCGCCTTTCCCATAGCGACCGATAGACACAGTTCTTCGGATCACCGCTATATTTGTGCGGATTAGATGGGGTATAGAAACCTTTGTAACTGCCTTTAGAAATAGGAGTTCTCCTCAATTTTGTATTTAGCAGATTACACTAAATAACAATAATAGGAGACCAAACTTGGAATCATCCAACTTTATCCAACGGTTATACGGAAACGGAAGAGCCTTTAAGGGGACATCAGACGGTGAAGCAGATCGTGATATGAGTCGATCATCTGCGGTACCTTATTCTCCTGAAGAGAAATCTTTCTATAGATATCCCTTTGATTTGGGCGATAGCCCCGAACATCAAAACTTTATGGTAATTGACATATTTGAAAATAAGGGACATGGGCTTCACGGGGAGCATAGTACAAAACCCATATTTGCTTCGGAAGCGCAATCCAAATCTGCCTTATCCAAGAAAGCCGCATCTGTAATAGGTGCCGCCAAAACCCTATTACCAGAGGCAATAGCAATCGCTGGTTTACTTGGTGGAAAAGACTTTTTCGATCCAGTAAAAGGGGGAAATGTCGGAAAAGTACTGAAAGGTGCAAATTTTATTACCTCGGGAATTGCCAAAGATACATTGTCACAAGTAATAAAGGCAGGAGGGCAAAATTTTGAGACTCTTGGAAAAGGAGAAGAGGGATTTGTTCAAGAGGCTCTTGGAATTGCAGGATCCATGAAACGAGCAAATAAGACAATCTGTCTGTATATGCCAGGAAACGGTATTGAGACTTCGTATAAAGCAACTTACAAAGAGGCTGATTTTACAAAGATTGGTCAAATGTCAACTCTGGTTCAGGGTGGAGTAAAGAATCTCGCAAGTATGGCTACCAATGGTGGTATGGATGAGTCTACAAAGGCAGCATCGGAAGCCATAAGCAAGCAAATGGCTATGAATGTAGTCAAAGAACTTGGCGAAAAACTTGACACACTTGGAGATAATATGGGACTTGAAGGCAAGACTAATCTTGAGCAATTAGTCGAAGCAGGTCAGCATAGGAAGGCAAAAAATCCATTTATGCTGCAACTGTTTGAAAGTGTTGATAGAAGATCCTTCACATATGCCTTTGAATTTATGCCAAGAAGCCAAAAAGAAGTCGAAGAAGTATATGCAATTATACGAACACTCAAGAGATATGCTCTTCCATCTCGCGCTCTTGGTGGTCGTTTCTTAGACTTTCCCGCAGAATTCAGAGTAACCTATGTCAACACAGATAGAGAAAATCTTTATCTGTTTAGAATTGCTCGTTGTGCGCTGACAGACATTACGGTGAAGTATGGAACCAATCCCTTTACCACATTTAAGCCAGATGAGGTAGGCGCAGCACCAACTAAGATTGAATTGTCTATTGGTTTCAGTGAACTCGAAATCCTTACACAGGAAAGAATAGATCAAGGCTTCTAACCTATGCCATACTTTACATACTTTCCATCTATTTCGTATATAAACGATCCTACTGATTTTACCAAAGTAATTACAGTCAAGGATATTACTGTTCGTGCAAAAATCAATGAGTATTTCAAGAATTCAGCATTGACCTCGTTGCCCTATGAAATTCAAGATGGCGAACGACCAGAGACCCTCTCTCACAGAATATATGATCGTACCGATTTGCATTGGACAATCTTGATGTTCAATGAAATTCATGATCCAATATTTGAATGGCCTTTATCTTCTGCTGAACTTGAAAGTAAATTACAGGCAAAGTACAAAGGTTATGCGTTGTACTATCCTGATTCAGCAAGAATTCCAAATACATTTCAGTTGCAGGATACCACCGTGCTTAAAGGTGCAACCACAATAAGTCAGATATTGACTGATGGTACTACGATTACTGCAAACATAATCAATTGGGATCCAACTTATAACTGTATAGTAATAGGTGGAGAACAGGCTTCATTGTTTGATTCTACTATTGATTCTCCGCTTTCAACTGATGATTTTGCTCGCATTTATATTGATGGGGATACCTCAAAGTTGTTTGCATTCTCAAAGATAGTTCCCCATGAATATGGAGTCAATCATTTTGAAGATAGTGATGGTAATGTTCTTGATCCACGAAACGGTCCTCCGAGTGATCCATTAAATCCATCATCAGTTCTCAATCGATATGTTTCTGGCATTGAATTTGTTGAAACACTTGCCATATCAAATAGAACGCAGGAATTCAAAGATAACGACAAGAAGCGTTCTATTCGAGTAATTAAGCCAGATTTCATGAGTTCAATTGTTACTCAATTCCGATCCTTGTTTGAATAAAAATGGCAATACCTAATTTCAAAATTCTCAATCCTGGTGATGTACTCATTGATTCTATTACTATTGAATCAGCAGCAGGTGCAATACTTGATGTTCGTTCGCAGTTTATTTCCATGAACATCTACGAGGATATCTTTGCAAACGGACTGTCGGGATTTATAGTCTTAGTTGATGCTTTGAATTTGTCTCGATATCTGCAAATCACAGGACGAGAAAAACTAAAGATTACTTTTGCTACGCCAGGAGAAGATACTCAAAACACATTTCTTACTAAGGAATTTGTTATTTACAAGGTAGCAAGTGAAGTAAAGATGCAAGGAGATGGAAGTACACTCATCCGTCTTGAATTTGTATCTCCTACGGTATATCAGAATTCTCAATTAAGAATATCAAGAGCATTTAATGATATGCCGTATAGTGACATGGTAGTAGCAATCATGCAAGATACTTTTGGTGTACCAGTCAACGCTTGCCCTACATTAGGAAATAGAAACATTATCGTACCCAATTGGAATCCAATGTATACGGTTAGTTGGCTTGCTAAAAGATCTTCAGCAGAAGTTATGCCAGAAGCCTGTGACTATGTCTTCTTTGAAAGTCTAGATGGTCAATATCAATTCGTGCCTCTTTCTTTTTTGAAGAAACAGGAAAGTGTTGTTAAGTATCACCATACTCCTACTTCTAGAAATCCTGAAACTGCTGAGATATTTCTCAAGAAAGAATTCTACAACATATTGTCTTTCAGTATAGGTGGTCGAGGAGACAAGATGCGAGAAGTAGTTTCTGGTGTGTATGGAAACAATGCAATGGCACTTGATATTGTAGGTAAGCAAGCAGAAACCGAAGTCTATACCTATTTTACTCATCGTGATCGAATTCCAACGATATCCAAGTATCCTCTTGTGTCGAAACTATCGGATACCTATAGTGAAAATGTCACGGCATATCAGAAGTATTATCCAAAACATTCATACAAGTACGATACGGTGCAAGATAACGATGAACTGCACATCGTATCTACTCGCCGTCAATCGCAAATGAATCAATTTAGGACAAATACTTTAACAGTTGTTATCAATGGTGATTCTCGGCGTAGAGTTGGTGAGATTGTGTCTGTCGATATTCCAAGCACAGAGGATCCTAAGGGCAAAGATGATTGGTATGACCCATATCTGTCTGGTCGATATATGATCACAGCAATCCTCCATGAACTTGGTGATGGTGACTATACAATGAAAATGGAACTTGTGAAGGATGGTTATGATGAGCGTATTCCTGATGTTCAGACTTTTGGTGCGGGTGGAGACTTCTAATCATGCTTAATGAAATGCCTGACAATCCCAATGATTACATGGGAAAAATGGACTTTGTATGGTGGCATGGCGTAGTAGAAGCCACCAACGATCCATTAAAACTTGGTCGTTGCCGAGTTCGTGTATATGGATTCCATTCAGAAGATAAATTATTGATTCCAACAGAATCCTTACCGTGGGCATCAGTAATGCAGCCTATCACTAGTGCAGCAATCAGCGGTAAAGGACAATCCCCTACAGGACTATTGCCAGGAACATGGGTTGTAGGTTTCTTTCGTGATGGGCCTCATGCACAAGATCCTATTGTCATTGGAACTATTGCAGGTCTTCCTACTCGAAATACTGATGGTAACTTTAAAGATACTGAGCGTGGATTCTATGATCCAAGTGGCACATATCCGTTAGACGATTACTTGGGAGAACAAGATACTAATCGTCTTGCGCGTGGACAGTCATTAGAAAAAACCATTCTGACACCCCGTGCAGATGCTCGCATTCCTACCATTCCTACCGCATTGACTGGTCAATGGGCAGAGCCAAAATCTGCATATGGTGCAACTTATCCCCATAACCATGTGTATGAAAGTGAATCGGGACATATCTTTGAAGTAGACGATACTCCAACAGCAGAACGATTGCATCGATATCATAAAGCAGGAACCTTTGAAGAAATTCGACCTGATGGATCTCGCGTTACCAAAATTAAGGGAAGCGACTATGAACTGACAATTGGGTCAAAGTCGATGATGATCAAGGGAGATGTACTCTATACCAACGAAGGTAAGGCACAACTCAAGGTAGGTAAGGATTTCTATATTGAAGTAGATGGAGACATGAGAACCTTAGTGCATGGTAATGTCATCATGTATACCAAGGGAAGTTTAGTTCATCGTGTTGGTGGTTCTTATACTGTTGCGAGTGATGGGAATATGACTTTTGTTGCTCCTCGTATTGATCTCAATCCTGAAGGCATTAACTCATCTAAAGTCAGCGTTGGGGGACTAAACAAAATTGAAAAGAGAAGAGTTAAGTTTCCAGATCCAAATAATCCAGAACAGACTACCTCTGTTCCGTCTTTGGCTGATGCAAATACAGATGGGGTGATTGCCGGAAATGCCACCACTCTTTCTACATTACAGCAACAGTCGGAAGGAACCATCTCAGAAGCAGCAATTGCTTCTTCGGCAACTGTAAGCACGGTATCTACTGTAGAGAGTACAGCAACAACATCTACAGCAGCCGTAACTACAACTCTTGATGGTGCAGCGGCTCCCGTAATTCCTGCCGAAGTAGGAGGAGTCCAATATTTCCCAGGAACAATAATTCAAATACCGCAGATTCCAGAAACAGCAGAACAAATTTTGCTTCTTGGTGCTGCCGCCGGTGCTGCCGCTGCTGCTGCATTCATGGATGAATCGGGTACCAAACAGAAGGCTTCAAACACACCCGTTGCCGCTGTTGCGCTGCCCCCAATTCCTTCAACTTCACCTGGTCTTCAAGACTCGTCTCTTGTCATGGTGGGAGGAACAGGAGCAGCACAAGCAGAAACAGGACTTCCTGGTCTTCCAACAATCAGTCTGTATGCCGTACCAAACGAAGCGGCTACCCTTCTACAAGGATATCCTGGTCAAGTAGGAATGACAAATACAGATCCCACAAGCGATCTGCCTACTGTAGATTTGTTACCAAGTGTTCCTGTTCTTGCTTATCCTGCGGAGTTTGCCCAACCTGTAATCCTTCCTGATGTGTTAGATGGAGGTGCGTTCTGATGGCACAGGAGTATCTTTGGCGGGGGAAATATAGAATTCTGTCCGAAGTCGATCCTGCAACTTACTACCCAAATGGTACAGATGTAGAACCTGCTTCAGGATATTCACTACTCAACGATTGTTTTCGATTAGAATTTCCATTATCCCCATCCTCGTACTTCTATGGTGGCTTTGATTCTCCAACAGTATTACCCACAAGGAAGTATTTTGAGCAAGAAGATATCACCGATGATCCTGTTTGGGCGTTTTCGTTGGTAGCAAATACAGGTAATTTGCTATGTATAGGAGTAGTATTTGATAATCCAGGATTTTTAATCCTATCAGGAGACTTTTCTCCCGACATGGTTCTAAACCTAGATTCAGGAAAACTCACAGGACGCACAGGCGAAATGGATCAATATGTGTCAGGATTGAACATTCCAGCCGATTATGTAATAGATGAGCAGAACTACGGAACTGTCGGATCTGCCTCTTATTTCAGGAATGGTGTAGGGTTTGATATCCCAATCAAGTTGACAGCAAGAGTTTTTAGTAAGTCCGATCCAAGTTTATTCATAGATGGTTCGTTTGAGTACAAACTGCGAAACAACTGGTCATCGGATAGAGATTATTTGATCCTAAATATCAAGAATCAGTTCTTTATTAATGGTGCGACCGCTACCAATCTTGATTATCTCGAAGACAAAAAAGCCAAGGGATTCTTTCCCGGCCCACCATAAGGAGTTTGAATGCCCGCAGCACACAGACAAGGTGACATCTGTTCAGGTCACGGATGCTATGCCCCTCGACAAAATATTTCGTGGTCTACGAATGTATTTGTCAATACCAAGGGATGGCATCGTCAATTAGATAGTTGGGGATCGCATTGCTGTGGGCCAAATTGCCACAAGGCAAATACGGCAGAAGGTTCGTCTATGGTTTATGTCAACAGCCGACAGGCGGCTCGGATCGGTGACCCTCTTTCTTGTGGTTCTGCAATTGCCACGGGAAGCAAGAATGTGTACTGTGGAGGCTAATGATGATTTTAGGTTCTAGCAACTTCAGTTATAGTTCTATTGACTTTTGGATCAATATAGGCGCAGCAATCGTTGGATTGATTGGTGGAATGCTGGCAAGTGTAACCTATCTTAAAAATAGAATTGTGTTTTGGAAAAAGCAAGAAGAGATAGATGCCGCAATCACCGTAGATGATATTCGTAGATATGGTCAGGTTCAAGAAATATTAACTACTCTACGAAATCAATGTGGTGCAGATCGTGTTCAGATTCTTCAGTTTCACAATGGAGGAAAGTTTCTTGACGGGTCTTCGATGAAGCGTATGTCGGTTACTCACGAATCATGCAGTTACGGAGTTGCGTATGAGTATATGCATATGCAAGCAGTACTTGCCACTCTTCTATGGGAGAAGATCGAAATGGTTAAGAAAGATGAGTCACAGATTCATCTTGTCAATACTTTATCAGAATCTACTCTTCGTACATATTGCCGCAGCAAGGGAACCGAAGCATTCGCAGTTCTTCCTATACGCAAAGATGCACTTGTCATTGGATTTGTAAATTTAGATTGGTTAGATGCAGAAACCGCACCATCCAATCCAATGGAGTTTGCATTGATGCTAGAAGAGCAGAGAAATTACATAGAACTTCAATTAGCAAAGGAACAGAAGAATGGCCGTTAATCGGATAAAAGATCCTGTTCTTTTGCTATCTGACTTGGATATGGATCTCACAATGAATCCATTGACCAAGGATGTTTCTAGTGTTACTGGTGAAAACACAGTAAAGCAAGCATTGAAAAACTTGCTTAGATTCAGAAAATACGACAAGCCATTTCATCCAGAAGTTGATGCTGGCGTAATGGATCTATTGTTTGAACCTGCAAATCCAATTGTTATATTTCAAATCAAGCGCAAGATAGTCGAAACGATTAACTCATACGAATCAAGAGTTCGCGGACTACAAGTTGATATTGTGGATTTATCAGAGGAAAATGCATACAGGATAGATGTTCAATTTCAAATACAAAACTCGGTTGAGACCTATCGTACCACAGTAATTGTGGAGAGGATCAGATGACTACTCCAAATCTTCCAATTGACAATCTAGATTTTGATGCTATCAAGACGAATCTAAAGTCATTCCTAAAAAGTCAAGATAAATTCAAGGACTATGACTTTGAAGGATCAGGCATGAACATTCTGCTTGATCTGCTTGCATATAATACCCATTATCAAGCATTCTATGCCAACATGGTAGCAAATGAATCATTCATTGATTCTGCAATCAAGCGAGAATCTGTTGTTTCTATTGCTAAACAATTGGGATATACTCCTCGATCCTATCGTGCTTCTGCGGCATCTGTAGACATTGTTTGGTCTGCTCCTACTTCTACAAATTCCACATTTGAAATATTCAAAACAAGTGTTGCGCGTGGAGAAACCTTCATAACTCGCGGAGATACTTTTGTGGCTTCCGCAGATGGGTCTATTTTTACCTTCATGCCGATGCAAAATTACAAGGTAGTTCTTGAAGGTAATAATTGTGTTGCAAGAAATGTAGAAATCAAAGAGGGTCGCTTTCAAACCTTTACTTATGTGGTAAACGGTGCAAATCCATCTCAACGATTTATCATACCCGAATCTCAAATAGACACAAGCACTTTGCGTGTCCGTGTAGTAAAGTCCGTAAAGGATACAACCGGTATTGTTGATGTTTGGGACTTGGTAACCGATATCAATTCAATCGATGCTTCTTCAAATGCATACTTTCTCCAATCTGTAGAAACCGATAAGTATGAAATTCTTTTTGGAGATGGCATTATTGGGCGTAAGCCAGATGATGGAAATGCAATCATAATCGAATATCTTGTCACTCGCGCCGATGATGCAAATGGAGTTCAGAATTTCCGTTACTCGGGATCTATTAACGGAGCAGGGGTAACTCCATCAATCGTTGTAGCAACAGACGAAAAGGGTATACCACAGTCTTCTTATGGTGGAAGTCAACCTGAAGATATTGAATCCATTCGATACTATGCTCCTCGAAACTATCAATCCCAAGAACGAACAGTCACCGCAGAAGATTACAAAACCATCTTGACAAGAGATTATACATCAGCAGATTCGATTCTTGTATGGGGTGGTGAGGAAAGTGATCCTCCGCAATACGGTAAGGTATTCGTGTCGATTAAACCACAGAATGCAGATAAACTATCAACACTTGAAAAGTTGTCCATACAGAATACAATTTTGCAGAGAAAGAATGTCTTAGGAATAACTCCTGAAGTAGTCGATCCTGATTACACTTATCTCGTCCTGAACATGACAGTTCGCTATGATTCTAGTTTAACTAAACTGTCAGCATCAGATCTAGAAACACTCATGAATACAACTGTTGATGCCTATATGACCGAAAGACTTGGAAAGTTTGGACTAAACTTCCGATTCTCAAAGTTTGTGACCTACATGGATGGTATCAACCAAAGCGTAACAAGTACCGATGCAAACATTCGCTTACAGAAGCGGTTTGAACCTATTCTTGGTAAATCGGGTATCTATACCATCAAATTTAATTTTGATAATGAGGTGTATCATCCAATTGATGGCTATCCTTCAGTACTATCAAGTAGTGCATTTGGATATCTTGATACAGACGGTGTTACTCAAGTGGTTGCATATATGGAAGATGATGGATATGGAAACATCCGAATCTATAAGTTGGTTGGCTCCGAGAAGATTACACTTGTCGAAAAGGCAGGAACTCTCAATTATTCAAATGGCACCATTGGTCTCATTGATTTCAACCCAATCTACATCCTTCCTGCTTCTAGTACAGAAATATCATTGACTATTGTACCTCTCAATAAGGATATCTTTACACGCCGTAATCAAATTCTCCTTATTGACAAGGAAAATTCAAACATAACTGTTGTTCCTGATTCTTTCCGTACTGAAAGACAGCAAACTTACTCCGCATTCCCATCAAATAGATAATAGGTCATGACAACAGGAAACGACAAGAATCAGTCCCCTATTATTGCTCATCGTCTGCCTGAATTCGTTCAGACCGACCACCCGACAATGGTGGCGTTCATACAGGCATACTACGAGTGGCTAGATCAGCAAGCCGATCAAGGATATGTTCGTACTCCTGCTGCATTGGATGGTCTTGCAGATGTCGATAAAACAATTGAGGAGTTTGTCGGAGCCTTTAAGAAGGAATACCTAACAGGATTCCCCGAAGAGTTTGCGGTAAATGCCGATGGTAATTCTGTAGATGCCCGTCAACTCATTAAGAATATCAAAGAGTTCTATCGTAATAAGGGAACAGAGAAGACTTATGAGTTTCTGTTTCGTGTTCTCTATGATACGGCTGTAGAGTTCTACTATCCCTCACGCGACATTCTACGCCTCTCTGATGGCAAGTGGATTCAGAAGTACTCTATCCGCTGCTCTAATGACATTGGCTCAAAGATATTTGAGGCTCGTGGAAAAACCGTAATTCAGCGGGCTATAGATGGATCTGTTGTTGCAAGTGGTAGAGTTATTGATGTCAGTACCTATCAAATTGGTAGCCGTAGAGTTGCGGAATTGTTTATCTCAAATATCAATGGACGCTTTCAATCCAATACAAGTGAATTGACAAACTTGGGTGGTGTTGAGTTTACAGATAACAGCGGAGTCTTGCAGCAAGAGACACGGGTATATCCGATCTTGTCAACGGTATCAATTTCCTCACAAGGAACAAACTATCGTAAGGGTGATCGTATATTCTTCCAACCAAGCATTACGCC